ACTCATCGGAGTGGACTTCAACGTGGACCCACTCAGCGCTGTCTGCGGCATCAAAACCGAAGACACCCTCTACATTTTCGACGAAATCATGTTGCGTGGCGGCGCAACCACCTGGGATTTCTGCGAAGAAGTCCACCGCCGCTACGGCCTGGACCGCAACATAAAAGCCTGCCCAGACCCAACAGGCTCAGCCCGCAAAACCCAAGGCGTCGGAGCAACGGACCACGCAATTCTGCGCCGCTGCGGAATGGCAGTATGTTCTCCCCGCAACCCTTGGAAAGTCCGAGACAAGATCACAGCAGTCAACACAGCCCTTTTAGACGCAACCGGAACCCAACGCTGCTACATCCACCCGCGCTGCAAAGAACTAATCAAATCATTCCGCACCCTTACCTACAGCCCTGGAACGGGCCTACCAAACAAAAATCTCGGCGTAGACCACGCCTTCGACGCATTCGGTTACCTATGTCTGCAGCAATTTAATCTTGCAAAAGCTGGTTTGATGGGCAAGACTTCCTATAGGCTTTATTAAATTACAAAGAGTCATGTCAGATGAACCGTTTCCTTACGCCGAATACCGCGACAACAACAACAAACCTCTGGTACAGAAGCACAAAACCTGCAGCCCCAGACACGTCATTGAAGCACGCTGCCGCCGCCTCTACAAACATCAACTAGAAGGTAAAAGTGCCCGCCAAATTGTGGTAGAGCACATGAAACGCGAGGGAATTAGTATGACCACCGCGTATCGTGATTGGAACCAAGTCCTCGCTTGGATTGACGAGGACTGGAAAAAAGACCGCGAAAGTATGATGGCTCGCCTCCAAGCCATGCGTATGGATCTTTTCCATACCGCAGTAAAACGCGGCCAATTACAAACCGCCAGCCAAATCCTGGATTCCCTGGGCCGTGTTGTTGGCGAAAGCACTCCCGAACAGATTTCAGTAAACGTGCCATCACTAAATATTCAAATCGAACCAAAATCGCCCCCAGCCCAATTACAGCCTTCAACTGCACCTGTATTCGAGGAACCCATCGAAGTAGACGTTTCCGAATTAGAATCAGAGCAAGTTTCCGAAGAGGATTAATTCAATGGGCGGACAGTACACCAAGGGCGGTAAGAAAAAGCCCAAAGGCAACGGCACCAAAAAGAAGTAAAATAGGACTAACTGCCGCCAAATCCATGCCGAAACGCGGTCTCTACGCGAATATCAACGCGAAGCGTAAGCGAATCGAGGCTGGATCCGGCGAAAAAATGCGCAAACCCGGTTCTAAGGGTGCTCCAAGCGCAAAGGATTTCAAGGAATCCGCCAAAACCGCTAAAAAGAAGCCCAAGCGAGGTAACAAGTAATGGCTGCCGGAGACATCACCTCAACCAAGCGCTACACAAACCTCATTGAGTTTGTAGGCGAACCGCTTGTTGCGGAAGACGATGCGCTAACGGTCCACGCGCACTCATCCGAGTACACCTTCGCAGTGAACGTAACCGGCGGTGCCAACTTCACACTCGCACTGGAGTGCTCCTTTAACGACAGCGACACTTGGTTTACTATCGACACCAGCAAAACCATCAATAGCAACGGCCAATTTGCGTATTTCTACACCGGTAAGCCAGCCTCAAAAATTCGTGTGCGAATCGACTCCATCAGCTCTGGTACGCCATCTGTAACGCCTTACATTGCAGTTGCATACCACGGTTAAATGGGCACTCGCATCGTTCCTGGCTTCTGCACGCACTTAGAGGTTGACGCCGAATCGCGTACAACCGGCGCAAGTTTTGCGTTCATGACGCCCCAAGACCCTGAAGAAATCGGTGCCCTAATGGCCCGCCTCGCTTCAGGCATTGAAGTAATGGTTGAGGTTGAAGACGATTAAATGACTTATTCAGTTCCCGGCCAAGTTCGCACCCACCTTGTAAGTTCCAGCACTATTGCCGGGGCCGACAGCCCGTTCAGCCGCACCCAAGCGGTACTGGACATGATGAAGGGCTGGGAAATCATGAAAGCCGTAACTCTAGGCACTGAATATCTGCGTGAAAACAGCGAATCATTCCTCCCAATTGAACCCCGCGAAGACTACGCCGCCTACTTGGGAAGAGTCAATCGCGCAGTATTCTCACCAGTCACCCAGCGGCTGGTACGAGCCGCCGCCGGTCTCATTCTGCGTAAGCCAATTAGCTTGGTTGGCGATCCTTACTGGACAGACGTATTCGCTAAAGACGTGGATGGCTGCGGATCGGACCTTGATGAATATGCCCGCCGCTTACTTATCTGCTCACTTACCTACGGCCAAGCGCACACTCTGGTTGACTTTCCAGCGCCCAACGGCGCAAGAAGCCTTGCTGAAGAGCGCGAGCTAAACCGCCGTCCCTACTGGATTGAAATTGACCCAAGCAACATCTACGGCTGGCGCTTGGACCGGGAAGTTAATTACGGCAGGCTGATTCAGATTCGTATTAAAGAGCGTGCGGTAGTACCTGACGGAGACTTTGGCGAAAAGGTTTACGACCAGATCCGAGTAATCGAACCCGGCCGCTACCGAGTATTCCGCCAAGTGGAGTCCGCGAAGTACATGAACGGCGGCTTCCCATACCCCAACGCCTTCGACGCAACCGACGCGACATCCGACTACGAACAGGTCGAATCCGGTTCCTTCAGCTTGGGCGAAATCCCGCTCGTAACAACCTATTCCGGCAAAACCGACACCCTTACCAGCAAGCCACCGCTTCTGGACATCGCCTACCTGAACCTGGCTCATTTCCAGCGCCAAGCCGACCTAATCCACAGCCTGCACATCGCATCACAACCAATTTTGGTCATGGAAGGCTGGGATGACCAAACCAAGGATGTGGCTGTCAGCGTAAATTACGCAATGGCAACTGCGCCAGGAAACAAAATTTATTACGTGGAACCTGCAGCAAGCGCATTCCAAGCTCAATCCGACGAGATTAGAGAGCTTCAAATGCAGATGGCGACTCTAGGAATCAGCACATTAAGCCAGCAAAAGTTTGTTGCAGAGTCAGCCGACGCCCGCCGCTTGGACCGTGTGGACACAAATTCAATGCTTTCCATGGTTTCAATGGACATTGAGCAAGCCCTGCAAAAATCTTTTAACTTAGCCGCAGATTACGTGGGAATCGAACCACCAGAAGTAAAGCTGAACCGCGACTTCGACATCGACCGCCTAATCGGCCAAGACATTACCGCACTAACCGCGCTCTTCGGCCAAGGCGTACTGGACCGCGACGAATTCCGTCAAATCCTGGTTCAGGGCGAAATTTTGTCCGAAGCAACAGAATCTGTGGATCCTACAAGTAATTCAGTAGAATAAAATAGTTACTAAAAAAGAAAATGGGCAAGTCGCTAGACAAGGTTCTGCAGACTGACGGTTCCTACAAGTGGGAACTAGTTGAATTGCGCGAAGCACAGCCCGAGCCTGAAGTGTGTAAGCCCACCCGTAAACGTAAGCCAGCAGCTGATTCTGCTACCAACCCCACAACCCCCGACTTCAACTTCTGAACATGGAAGAGCAAGTAATCCAGGAAGCGCCCGTGGCGCAGCCTGAACAGCCCGTGGCTGTCGAGAACAACGCTCCAGACCCCGTAGACGCTGTAAAAGCGCAGTACGAGTCTCAGCTTGAGGCACTAAAGGCCCAAGCCAGCGAAGCCGAGGAACGCTTTCAAGGCATCAAGACCAAACTTGATGATGTCTACAAAAAGCAGGACGACCAGCGCAAAAAGACGCTGGAAGACCAAGGCCAATGGAAAGACCTTTGGGAAGAAGCCAACAAAACAGTCCAAGAAAAGGACGCTCAAATCAGCGATCTGCAGCGGCAGCTTGATGATCTGCGAGTTTCCAATGAGCAGGCAACTACCCGCACTAGCGCTTTAGCCGCAATCAACCGCTCTGGCGCAATCAACTCCGAGCAAATGCTTATGCTTCTGCAGAAAAATCTGCATCGAAGTGAGGATGGATCCGTCTCAATTGTGGACAAAGGTGTTAAGCAAGACATTAACACTTATCTGGCCAATCTTAAAAATCCTGGTTCAGGATTTGAGCACCATTTTAAGCCAAGTAGTGCTGCAGGGATGGGTGCCAAACCCACACCAAATTCTGTGATTTCGCCCGGTATGTCTAACCCTTGGAAAGAGGGTAGTATTAACATAACGAGGCAAATGCAGATTGATGCTCAAGATCCCGACCTTGCAGCAGTGCTGAAGCGGGAAGCATCACTGTAAGTCCCTGTGGGGCGGCCTCCACAAGTCTGTGACTTGGATTCCGTCAACCCTGACTTTGGTTTCTAACCATGGCCGCCCCATTTCAGAATTATTCCGGCGGTGTCCTGCTCGCGGACATCGTAAAAAGGAATAACCTCACGACCTATGTGTCTGAGGCAATCAAAGAGCGTTCTTTGTTCGCAAAGAGCGGCGCAATCGTGCGCAACTCCATCTTGGATTCCCGCGAAGGCGGCACCCGCATCCAAGTCCCCGAGTTCAACCCCGTGGTTCCCACCGAGGAAATCATGGACGGCACTGCTACTTGGGGAAGCAGCTCTGCTGGTTACCTGACTCCTCAGAAAATCGGCACTGACACCCAGATTGCAACCATCTGCCATCGCGGTTTCGCGTATGCGGTAGATGACATCGCAATGTTGGCTGCTGGTGAAGATCCAATGCTTCACATCCGCAACCAGCTGGCTGACGCCATCAACAAGCTGAACAGCGCCCGCCTGTTTTCTCATCTGGCTGGTCTGTTTGGAACCACTTTGGCAGCCCACTCACTGGACAAGGCAATTGCCGCAACGTCCGGCCAAGGTGAGGCTAACTTCCTGACCGCTTCCACCGTTTCCGAAGCCCGTTCTGTTCTGGGCGAGCGCGGCGACGAGCTGGACATTCTGGTTGTCCACCCATCCGTGGGCTTCTACCTGTACCAGATCGGTCTGCTGACCTTCTCCACTTCAGCCTTGGCTGCCGGTGGCGCTGTCACCTGGGGTGGCGGTGGTGTTGGTGTAGGCGCTCGGGACATCGGAGAGTTTGCTGGCTGCCGGGTCATCATGGACCCCCAAGTCAACACTGTCCGTCCTGGCACCGCAACCCACGTCAGCGAGTTCCGCTGCTTCCTGATGAAGGGCGGTTCCATCATGGAAGGTGTCCAACAGGACATGCGGATCGAGGCCGACCGCAACGTTCTCTCCAAGCAGGACGTTCTGTCTGTGGACTACCAC